TTTCTTATCTGTAAAAACGTAGCATCTCTAAATAAAAAGTCTCTACTAGCAGGGTCTACATATACATCGTAAGGGTCAAGTCTTTTAAAACAAACTTCTCCTAATCCTCTATCAGCATCTTTATCAATATCTACAAGAAAGTATCCCAATCCTTTAGTAAGTGAATCTAGTATTACTTGACTATATAATGATTTACCATTTGACAGATACCAACAATAATCTGCTATATCAGCATGAACTTGTGCAATGTCTGTATCGTCTCCTGTTGTTCCTACCGCTTTCCACTTAGGGTCATTTGCAGTAGTAAAGTATTTCATTATTTCTATAATAGGTGTTATTCTATTTATAGTAAATGTTGGCATTCCAGACTCTTCTAATAATGTAACTTCTTCTTTTGTAAGTTGTTCATTAAGATAGAAGTCATATCCTTTTTGACTAGTAGTTTGCCATTGTTGTCTATGAGAACTATTTACTTTATCCCATATCTGTTTATTTATTTGTGCTTTAGATTTTTTTGTTACTCTTGCCATTAATCTCTAATCTCCACATGGACTAAATCATCGAAGCGATTATCTTTTGTTTCGCCATCACTATCCCAATCGCCGCCCCAACGAACATTAATATTTAATTGTTTTGCTATTCCTCTAATCATTCCACCCATATAATGAAATCTATCTCTATCTTCCCAATCTATAGGATACGGAGCGAGGTCTACAGCTTTTCCTTCAATATGTTTGCTAAACTTAGTTTTCGTTTTGCCTTCTTTTAGTAATATCTCCTGTCGTTGCTTGCTCCGTAATCCTTCAATAATTGTAACATCCATAATCTTAATAAGTTCATTTAGGACATTAACAAGTCTAGTGTCTACTCCTCTTAATCGTTCTTTTGACCTTTTACCAAATTTAGGCATATATACTCCTTACGATACTAACCAGCTTTTAGCTTTTCTTTTAGGCTTAAACCATGATTTTTTATCTTTACTTTTTTTCATACTTGGCGGAAATGCGTGTATTTGTGCGTAATAAAGTGATTCAATAGTGTCATCATGAGCCATTTTAGGACCGAAAGTAAGGATTTCGTTAATTAAATCAAACATATTTTTACGCAAATGGACAGTTCCTGTACTAAAACGTGCAGAAAGTCCAGAATAAATACGATTTCGTTTCTGTGTACCGCCTGGTTTTTGTGGTATTACGGATATATCGTACTTGTTTAGTCTTCTTCTTTCGTCATTCATTGCTTGAAATATACTACGATTCATAGCTACATCTTCAACTGTAGATGATGTACAATTGTACTTTTGATGTAATTCTATAATAATATCTACTACACCTTTCTTTCCTATTATCTCGCCAGTCTCAGGATTCTTAGAACCTATAGTAGGAATACTACGATGTCTTTCATATTCTAATACATATAATTCATTATTCGCATCAATCGCAATAACAGTTATAACACTATAGTCAGAATGCTTAGTATCAATATCTGTAGCAGGGTCGCATCCAATAAATGTATTAACTGGTATATCATCTCCATCTTTTACAATATAATTAACACCATCTTCATTTTTAAAGTATCCATTCCAATATCTAATATGGTCTCTTTTCCATATAGCATCTTCTTCAGATTGTACTTCCATCATATATTCTTGATAGAACTTTTGTGGCATACCACTATCTGCATAGAATTTTTTCTTTTCTTCTAATTTCTTTTTAGTAAAGAAAGATGCCCATAATGGTGTTTCGTTATCTAATAATGCTTTATATGTAATAACTTTCCAAGCAAACTCTTTGTTTTCTTTTTCAGCTTTCGCATAACTATTAAGAAGATTGTTAATAAATGAATCATAATGTACAGGAGTGCCATTAACACGAAGACGACCAGTGTGAGGCTCAATAGCGGGATAGATAACAGCAGTAACAAGATTAGCATTCTTATCTCTTGCTTCCTGCGTAATTGTGTTTGCTTCATGCTCGAAGTCATCAAGTACGATGAGGTCGTATCTTTTGTGTAGTTTTGCTCCACCTCTGATTCCTGCGACATTGCTTTTACTAATAAGTTTACATCCATTACTTAACTCTATATCTTCCTCTGTCCATTTTTTTCCTTTTAAATTTCCAAAATAGTATTTTAATCTATCATTAAATTCAAGGTGGTGTCTAATGTAATCCATATTACCTACACTAAGTTTTTGTGTAGCAGATACCCAAGCATAGAATAAGAAATCATCTTTACAAAAGACAAAATCTTTTAACATAGATGCTTTAGTTAATACGGTTTTACCATGACCTCTAGGAATAATAATGGCAGTTTGTTTGTTTTCTTTATCATCAATTGCATCAGCAACTTCATAGTGAAAGAATGGTGTTTCGCTTCGTAAAAAATCATCAGGTAAGAATAACTTACCAAAAGCTATTAAATCTGTGTATGCAAGTTTTAGAGCTTCTTCAGCTTCGCTTACGTTCTGTGTATTTATATTTGCCATCTATTATAAACTTCCATTGGTCGTAACTTTGAGACTTACTACCACTTTGATGATGTGAATGTTGATTAGGGCCTTTATTAGCTAATCCCCAATATGCAAGAAATGGTATAAGTATTATTTCTGTTTCGACTTTTTCCATTGTTCTCTTTTGTATTCTAAAAACTTAGCACCTTCGTATGGATTAAATATAGTAGTAATTAATCTATTATCATCATCTTCATAGTAAGGGTCAATAATTGTAACTGGTGCATTAAATATATTTTTATCATCTAATCCAAGTTTGTCTGCATAACTATCCATTATTTTAAATGATGCTACTTGTATTGCATGACTTATAAGTCCACTAGCTGCATCTTTTAATACTTGATAACCTGATACATGAGTATGTCCACAAGTAAGTATATGGTCTTTCCAACCCATCTGAGCAGCTTTAGCTACACCATGAGCAGTATTCCACATTGAGTTGCCCTTAAACATATGACGAGCATTAACACGAATCTCTTTACCATTAGGAAATATAAGGTTAAGTCTTGCTCCCCATTGTTCATATACTCCACTATGTTCTCTCATAATAAATTCTAGCGGGTCGCCATCACCACTCCATACATCATGATTACCTGCTACTAAGTATAACCATTCTACTTGATTAACAAAATGTTCTGTAAGTCTCCATGATTCTTTTGCAGATGTAGATTGTTGTCCATATAATGCTTGAAGTCTGCCTATCCAATTGTTTTGTATGTCTCCTAAGTTACCCCCAAACAATCCATCTGTTTCATTTATTAGATTGCATAATGAATATATTTCTGCTAAATCTGTACCATCGTCATCTACGTGAGGGTCTCCAAAATGAAGTATACCTATAGGTCCCATTTGATTAATTTTAATATTTATTAATCCTCTAGACTTTTTAGCTTTTAGTTTTTGTTTAAATTGTTTCTTACGATGTTTTATTATATCGTCTATTGGAATAAAATCAACATCTAAGTCTTGCGCTTCAAACGGAGACTTTTCAATAATCTTAGGATTAAGCATTTTTTTACCGCATGCTTTACATTGCCATCGTTGTCTTTTTTTACCTGCTTTCCAATATTGCCATCCATCTTTTTTAATACTTCTTGAACCGCATTTATCGCATCCAACGATATTACCAGCATCGTCTTTCATTAACATATTATTCTCCCTCTATTGGTTTAAGTTCTTTTTTTCTTTCTGCTATTTGTAAATCTTCTGAGCCAAATCCTTGAAACATTCCTACTATACCAGTTTCTATTTGTTTTACATTACTACCAGATGTTCCAACAATCTTACCTAGTTCTTTTGTAGATTGCAGTATAATGTTATCATCTTCACTATAATCAGCAAGATGTTTAAGTTTACCTAATATATACTCGTGGTCTATACCTAACGTCTTTGCAACGTCTAATACTGACTTTTCTATTTCTTTCATAACTCTTTCCTGTTTAAGTAATATAGCTGCTTTTTTACCAGCTTTGTTATCTGACATTTCGTTGTATGCTTTTTTATATGCTTTTACAGCTCCCATACCTACAACGATGTTAGTAGCAAATTGTTTTTCTTTATTTGTTACTTTAGTTCGTTCTTTTACTCGTTTACTTGTATCTTTAATTGTTTTACTAAATGTATATCTGTTTGGATGTTGTGAAAAATCTGTATCCATTTTAACTGTATGTCTATTTAAAAAACTACCTACAACAGTTCTTACCCATCCATTAGCGTATTTATAATTCTTTCTGTCGCCTGGGTGATTTACATTTTTACTTACTTTTAATAATTGAA